AATACTTTTTTACGTCACCCGTTGTCATTTTTAAATAGCCTCAAGAATAATATCTGCTTCTGAGAAAGACAGGATTTCGTTATCCAATCCTTGGATGGAGTTTAAACTTGGAGAACCACCAGTTTTAAACAGGAACTGGACTTTTGGTCTTGTAATGCTTGGCACATTTGCTAATACATACTCAATGTCTTGAGCAGATATAAAAGCACCAAATGGAACGTAGTTGTAACCAAAGTTATCTACTAAAGCCTGTTTTAATGCTTTTTCAGCAACTACAGTGGTGTATTGCGGATTTAATTTATATTGAATGTTCATAGTTACTGGAACATATGTAGGTTTTGTAATCGTTAAAGTAACTCCCGCTAACATTTTATCCGCTAAGTAATCTCGAACAGCGTCTCTAATAGAGGTCCATTCAACCGTTACAGTATCGTCATCATTTAACCCAGGCTTTGGGTCACCGTCTTCGTTGTCACGTCGTGGTGCAATGTAAAGAGTTACGGAGGTGTAAGAACTTCCAACAGCGTTTGCTTTTCCTACGTTAGTAACTGAAGTTGCTAGATTTTCAAAGTCATCTAACGTAATTGCTCTGTTTTGTGCTCTTAAATATAAAGGAGCATTGTTTCGTATAGAGTCATTGGATTCTGCTTCTGCTCCACCAATTGCTGTAGTTAAGTTGTCTACATCAATAACTCCAGCAATAGCAGTTACTTGAGATTCAGATAATCCTGGAATGTAATCTAAATTATTTATAACGTTTGTAGTGATATTGCCAACTGAACCACCGCCTATTGTGTAAGCACACCTAATGGCTGCTTGAAACGTAGGGATTGCTCCAGAAATACCGTCCCCAAAAAGAATAAACACGTTATTATCTTTATCAAAACGTGTTGTGTAAACCGCATCGTTTGGACCAAAATCAAGTAAATGCTGGACTTTAGTCCATTTTTTGTAAGTATTTCCGCTTTCTACATACACCTCAATGCTGTCTGATACGACAGGAAAGTCATCAACATCGAACGTTTGGTCTGCAGACCCATCAGAGGTTCCAAGCAAAATACCGTAAGGACTGTTTGCTTCAACTGTGTTGCTAATTCCTTCTTCTGCTAAAACGGTGATTTCGCCACGAGTTGAACCTACAATAGCGGGAACAACCGCTTCTGTAATTGTCGTAAATGTAACTTCAATAACAGCATCATTTACTAGAACTTCTCCACTAACCCTTGTTCCAACTGGAAGAGTTATAGGTGAACCAGAGTTGTTGTAAAAAGTTACTTGCACAAGGGCGTTCTTGTACCCACTTGGTGCATACCCATAGGTTTCTGCAATTGCTAAAATACTGTCACGTTGAGTTGCAGTTGCAATAAATGCCTCATTAGCAATACGGTCAATGTAGTAATTTGCAATGTCGCCCATGTAAGCAAAAGCCTCAATTAGAGCAACGCCAAAATCAGAAGAGTCATTTCCCGACCATTCAGGGATACGTGTTTTAACACGCTCGATTAATTCTTCACGAATTGCGTAGTAGTCTCGGCTGGTGTAATCAACTGAAACAGGTATTTCGTTAGCCATTATAAGGACTCCTGATACGGTAGTTGGTCTCCAGAAATAGCAGCAAGTGCTATTACTGTGTTTCTTACTTCATCGTTTGGTAATTGATAAATTACCTCGACTAATACTTGCCCTGCTTGGTTATCAAATAACACTATTGTGTCTTGAAGTGTTAAACTTGGAAGCCATTTACTAAACGCTTTAGACACTTCTCCTGGGATTAATGCCTCTGCTTTTTCTATGTTTTCAAACGCATAAGACGGAATAGGAGTTCCAAATTGTGCGTCCATAACTCTTTCAGAAGACAATGTTCCTAGAACAGACAGCACTCTGTCTGCCCAAATTTTAGTTTGTTCGTTAGTAGACAAGATTTTTCCATAGGCATCTAAAGAAAGAGGTAAAGAAATTGCTTTTTCACTCATATAATCATCCTTTCTTTATTTCCAAGACCTAGGGCTTAAAGTATACCCGCTGTTGTTTTTATTGAACATAATTGTTTTAGAGGTTAGTTTGGGTGATTTTGAACTTCCCAAAGAGTCTCCATCATTAAAGTTAGTTAAGTTTAAGGTAGGTATTTCCCCAGACGATTTACGACGAGTTTTACTGCCAAGATTTGGCCCACGACCATCAGAGAGCACTGTTCCAGAACAGGTGTATACGCCTGTGCTAGAAAGGGTATGTGTAACGCTTTTTACAACCCAATACCCATCACTTGTATAGTCAATGCCCTTTATTTGAACTAAATTAAACGGCTTTATTCTTGGGTCACCTTGAGAAAAAAACTTTCCTGGTATGTGTAAACGGGCTGTTTCCGCCTTACCTGTTGCAACTTTTTTAGCAAATTCTTTACTTACCGCTACGTCTAAACTTCTATTGTCGTCAAATATTACTTGAGCGTTTTTAGTTCTAATTGATTTTTTTGAAGTTGGTTTAACACTAGCGTTATAAATTTTACCGCTGGTTGGGTCAACACCGCTTATGTTTTTAACACTACGTCTAGGTTGGTCAGACTCTTCTATGTAATCTCCAGAAATTATTTCAAAACGGTCCAGTGTTCGTTCAATAGATGCTGAAAACGGAGGGAACTCTTCATTTTGAAATAATAAAACGGGAACAGACCCCATTGGTCGGTTTACAGTTTCATCTACAGATTTAAAGTAAATAGTCGTTCCTTCAACCCAAACCGAGTAACCTACCTTCATTGCTAACTCGTTTAGATATTCCCACCAAGAGACTCCGTGCATGGCTAATTGGCTGTATCTTGCCGAATGACTTGTAACAACCGCTTTCATTTTGTTACGTTTTGCAATGTCTTTAACCACTTCAGATACAGTTTTATTAACCCAAATTTTTGTTGAGGTGTTTTTTAGCGGGAAAGAAGCAGCAATACAGGTAACCTCTAAACCTTGTTCTCTTACACTTCCTTCTTTAAACTTTCTAACTTTGCTAACAAACCCCGTAAATCTTCCTTTTACGTTGTTGCTGTTGTCCCAAACAACTTTTACGGGAGTTCCTGTTTTTAATGCTTTTAAAAAAATTGGAGAAACAATTTTGTAATGCAACGTTAAAATGTCATGGCTTTTCATTTCTTGATGCAAAGTAATTTGATTTGGCATTAATGAAAAAGAAGGGAAATCTGGAAATGACACTTCATATGAAGTTCCAGTACGTACTTGAAATCCTGAAGGTATTTTTCTAATCGGCATTTATTGGAATCCTTATAACTGTTCCAGGAGTAATTTCAAAAGGGTTAGTAAGTTCAGGATTAAAATCCATTATCTTCCACCAATACTCTGCGTCTCCAAAGTACCTGCTGGCAATTAAATCAATTCTGTCACTTTCCACCCATTCATAAAAAATAACTTCAGAAACTGATTCTGGGTACTCTCTAAAAACAGTTAGTTCGTAAGAATCTTTAGTAGGGTTGTACGCTTTAAATATCCTACCTTCAGCATAACGACTATCTAAAAAAATCATGAGCGTTTTCCTTTTGTTATTGGAAGGTCGTAGAAACGACTTGCTTTGATAGTTACAGTGGTTAACATAGGAACCATTCGGTCATTAAACACAGCGTGATTTATGTCAATGCTTGTAATTTGTCCTAAATAACGAAGACCATTTCCCATATGAAACTCAACAGCAATACCAGCAATCCATCCAATATCAGAAGTTTCTCCACGAAGTTCGCTGTTATAGTCAGAGTCGCTACCGTTTAGTGTTCTAAATAAATACTCTAAGTCGTACATTGTTCCTTTGTTATATATCTTTTTTAATTCTGTTGCATCTACTGTTTCTGGGTAAACCTGTAAAGCAGACAGCCCACTAACTAAACTTCCATCTGACTGAATATAAGACAGGTCTTCCATACGGTTTAGGTATAGGTCAATGCTCCAACCGCCTCTTTGTAAAGGGGTAACCATGTTTAATTGGTCGTTACCACCCATCAACTGTTCAGGACCCATATCGGTCATCATTCCATAACTCATACCAATACCTGTTGGGTTATAGTGAAACCTAAATCCGTAGTTTGTGTTATCGCGTTTACGTACCTTCTTATTTTTGCTGCGACTTCTTTGACGAAGGTATTGTGCAACTTCAGGGCTCATTTGAATAGCACCACGAGTTGCAGGTAAATTAAAAGACTCCCTAGCATTTGAAATTTTAGAAGGAGTGTT